ATCGGGTGTCATCGCTGGAAAAAGAAGACAAGATCATGATTCGTGAGATTGCCAAATACTCAGCCATGGGTGGCAGTGCCTCGGCAGCGCTGGTGACTGGCGTGGTTGAGCTGCTGAAGCGCATCTAATGGCACATTCTCACGAGGTCCGTGCGCAACTCCGCAGGCTCTATATTGAAGGCATGCCGCTGTCGGGTGCTGCTGTCAGCTGCAGTGTTAACTACGACAGCGCCAGGCAGTGGAAAGCGGCGGCTAAAGCTAAAGGTGATTGCTGGGATGCGGGCCGCGCAGCGTATCGCATCAGCGAGTCTGGCATTGATGATCTAAACAAGCAGCTGGTCGAGGATTTTGCACGGCAGGTGATTACCACCACGCGCGAGCTGCAAGAGTCGACCATTCCGGCACAGGCCAAAGCGCAGCTGCTGGCGCAACTGGCCGATGCTTACGCTAAGTTCAGCAAGGCTTTCAGCCGGGTTAATCCTCAGTTTTCGGGGCTGTCGGTGGCATTGGATACGTTAAAAACCATCGCCGATCATCTGGCTAAAAAAGACCCGGCAGCGCTGCGTGTGCTGCAGGGGCATTTGGAGGATATTGGGGCGGTGCTGGGGAAGCGTTATGGTTGATTTTGTTAGTCCTATGCGGGTCTGCTATATGGATATTGAGCCGGGCAACAGGCCAAAAATGACTTTTTACGAAGCCTTGAATTTTGTTGGTGAGATGTCTCAAAAAACACCTAAGCCAGAGTCATATAAGTGGAAAGCAAAATGGTGGCGGCTACATGCTAGAGAAAGCAAGGCTCGTGAAAACTGTGTGATGTATGCCCGTGGCCAGATGGCGCTATATCACGATATGCAGGCCCGGCCAGAGCATTATACAAGTGCCGGCAGACCTGACGGGATGACTGACTGGCTATGGAGTGGATTGCGTTATGGCTGAGCCTATCGACATCCAAGATGTTCGCAGCTGGAAAGAGTTTGAGCGCGAGCTTGCCCTACTCGGCGAACAGATCCGCAATCAAATCGAGCTGGAGTGCGAGGCGTTTGCAACTGACCCCGCTGAAAGCGCCCTTCGGCGTGACAAAGCCAAGGCTGACTACGGCTTCTTCTGCAAAACTTACTTTCCGCACTATGTACCGACGGCGCATTTCAGCCTGTTCCACCAATTCATTTTTGAGCGTTTCCCAGCAATCATAGACGGTGCTGCTGACGGCCGCGAGGTGCATCAAGCGCCGCGTGGCGAGGCGAAATCAACCTACGAAACCCAGCTGGGCAGCTTGTGGTGCATCGTTACCGGTCGCAAGCACATGATCGGCATCATCATGAACACCGAAGAGCAGGCGGCGGAAATGCTGGAAAGCATCAAAGCCGAGCTGGACACCAACCCGCGCCTAGCGATGGACTTTCCGGACGCTTGCGGTCGTGGCCGGGTGTGGCAAGCAACCACGGCTATCACTGCCAACAACATCAAGGTGCGCATCGGCGGTACCGGCAAGAAAATCCGGGGTATGAAGCACGGCCCGCACCGGCCTGACTTGATCTTTTTGGACGATCTTGAAAACGACGAGAACGTTAAAGACAAAACCCAACGCGACAAGGTGCAGAAGTATGTATTAAGCGCGGTGCTTGGCTTAGCCGGGCCGCAAGGCGGTATGGACGTGTTTTGGGTGGGCACCAGTTTGCATTATGACGCGGCGATCAATCGGGTGAGCCGTGCGCCGGGTTGGCGGCGACGGGTGTTCCGCTCGATTCTGAAATGGCCAGATCGGATGGATTTATGGGATCAGTGGGAAGCGCTGTACACCCGCAGCGGCGAAGATGACGAAAAGGAACAGTTCGAAGCCGAGGCGCTGGCGTTTTACCAAAAGCACAAGAAGTCGATGGATGCCGGTGTAGTGTGCAGCTGGCCAGAAGTGCGCCCGCTGTACCGGTTGATGTGCATGCGCGCGGTTAACCACGACAGTTTTAGTCAAGAGCAGCAAAACGAGGCGGGCAATGATGAGAATGCGCCGTTTAAGGATATTCAGTTTTGGGTTAACAGGCTATCGGATTGGGTATTTTTCGGTGCGATTGATCCGTCCCTAGGCAAAAAAGGCACGGTCAAAGGCGATCCGTCGGCCATTTTAGTGGGCGGTTTGGATCGTAAAAAGATGGTGCTTGATGTATTGGAAGCCGATATCGCCCGCCGCGTGCCGGATTTGATCATCAGCCGCGCCATCGATCTACAGGCGGAATACAACTGCGTAGCGTGGTCTGTGGAGGCTGTGCAATTTCAATATTTTATGTACACCGAGCTCATCAAGCTGGCTGCGCTGCGCGGTATTGCGTTTCCAGGGATTCCCGACACGCCGCATACCGACAAGTCGTTGCGGATTTCCAGCATGCAGCCGCATATTGCCAACGGCCTGATCAGATTGCATCGCAATCAAAGCACATTGATCGAGCAATTAAAATTTTACCCTGAGGCCGACCACGACGACGGCCCGGATGCGCTGGAAATGCTATGGCGACTGGCTCAGCAATTTGGCGGCGAGTGGGAATACACATCGGCGGGTAATAGCCGCAACAAACGGCGTTCGACGAGTCGTCGAAGCACTTATGACGAGGATTGGGATGATGAGTGACGCATATCTAGCTGGAAAAGAAGCTTATAGAAAAGGCATTGTAGATTCCGATAATCCATTTCCAATGGGATCTGATGAGGCTACAGATTGGTTTGATGGATGGTATGACGAGGAGTTTTTCAGTGATTAAACAAGCCAAGGCCGCATTGGCCAAACTCACCCAGGTCAGCAAAAAAGGCCTGGAAATCCTACAAGCCGGTGCTCGCTCCACGCAAAGCACAGCGCTTAATTATATGAGCGTTACCACGCTTGACCCCACTAGGTTGGCGGCGGCATTTGCTCAGGCCGACCAGGGATATATCACCGACCAGGCCACCTTATTTGAGTTGGTCGAAGAGCAAGACCCGCATATTTTTAGTGAGCTAGGCAAGCGGCGGCGGGCGGTGACTGGGCTGGGTTGGCAATTGCACCCGCGTGATGATGCTAATCAGTCTGAAATTGGCCGCACACAAGAGCTGACCGATATGCTGGGCAACATCCCTCGCTTTGAGGATGCGCAATACGATTTGACTGATGCGATCGGCAAGGGTTTATCCATCCTGGAGTTTGACTGGCAAACCGGCAGTGAGTGGCTACCCAAGGCGCTCAACTGGGTGCCGCAACGGGATTTCCGAATTGACATCAAGACCGGCGAGTTGATGTATTTAAAAAACAGCCTGCCGGAGCCGCTCCGCGAGTGGGGCTGGGTAGTGCATGAGCACCGCGCCAAGTCTGGCTACATCGAGCAAGCTGCATTGTTTAGGGTGCTGGCCTGGACCTATGCCTATAAAGCCTACAACATCCGCGATATGCAGCGGTTTTTAGAGGTGTACGGCATGCCGTTGCGCCTAGGTAAATATCCAAGCGGTATTGGTAAACCGGAGCGCGACCAGCTGCTTAGGGCCGTGCGCAATTTGGGCAACGATGGCGCGGGCATTGTGCCCAGCACGATGTCGATAGATTTTGTCAGCGCTCAGGCTGGCAAGGTCGATGATTTTTTAAATGCAACAGAGTATTGGGAGCGCAAGCAGTCCCTGGCTATTTTAGGCGGCACGTTGACCAGCCAGGCTGACGGCAAAACCAGTACTAATGCGCTGGGCCTGATCCATGACAAGGTGCGCCGCGAGATTATGTTGCATGACGTTCGGCAGATTGAGCCCACGATGAATAGCCAGATCATCAAGCCGATTGTGCTGTTGAACGGCATGTTTCCGCCGGACCGTATGCCGGTGCTTAAGTACGACACCGCCGAGTCGGTCGATCAAAAAGCCATGGTCGACGTGCTAAAAATTGGCGCTGAGCTGGGCATGGAGATTGATGTCGACTGGGCGCATCAATCATTACAGATTCCGCGAGCGGGTAAAGATGCCAAGATTTTAACAGCGAGCGGTAAGCCAGCTGTTCCGGCGGCTAACGCTGCATTGACAAGGCTGGCGGCATTGGCGGCGCAAAAAGGCGGCGCTGATGATATTACTGCAGCCTACAGCCAACAGCTGGCGGCGTTGTGTGTGCCACATGAGCAGGCCGTTATTCAACATATTGCTGCATTGGTCGCAGAGGCTGGGTCGTTTGATGAGGCGATTGCCGGGATTGAGGCGTTAAAGCTGGACGGTTCAGCGTGGGCCGAGTCGGTCGCGTTGGGGTTGGCGGCGGCTAATTTGGCGGGGCGGGATGATGTTAATGAGGGTAGGTGATGAGTGATTTTATATGTCCGCATTGTAATGCGTGGATCTATGCTCCCTTGCCATGTGAGGCAAGGGAAACCAGTAACCCGGTCGCTTTGGCCGCGGATTGTCCGAAATGTGGAAATGAATATGAATTTACAAAGACCTCGATAGGTTATTACCAAGTCCGAAGACCTTATCAAATCGATGCTGCCTATCCTGATAGGTGGAAACAGCCAAAGTTTAATCTACCGCTACCACATAAACATCGGAGTAAAAATCATGAAGAATGACTATTCAACCATGACCGATGATGAGTTGACTGACATTAGGCATGCTCTCGCGGCAGAGTATAAGCGCCGGGAAGCTGAGCCTAAAAAACCCGTTTATATAGTCGATGGCATAGCATACAAAAATGTTAATAAAGCGCTAGATCAATTAGTCCGCGACATTTCATTTTGCCAAAAATTTGAGCTTGGTCCATCTGTATATTTTGAAAGATCAATGGATGAAGGCCCTGTTTTTTTTGGTCTGAAAATAGCGTTTTTGTCTCTATCTGAGTACAACTCCAGGGCTGCTGAAGTCTATGGCTACTAACACCTCCCAATTGCCATTCCAAGAGGCAATCGATTTCTTAAAAAACAAAACTAAGCTGCCAACATCCGGCTGGACGGACATTTGGCAACAACAACACAGTCATGCCTTTGTTGTAGCTGGGGCGGCGCAAGACGCCTTGGTTGAGGATTTTTATAACGCGATCATCCAGGCCAAAACAGTGGGCGGTGGTTATGAGGAGTTTAAGCAGTCGTTTCAAGACATCGCTACCAAGCATGGCTGGTCATACAACGGCGCGCCGGGCTGGCGAAGCCGTATCATCTACGACACCAATATCACCCAATCCTACAACGCCGGGCGGTGGCAACAGATGCAGGCGGTTAAGCATCTACGGCCGTATGTCGAGTACGACCACACCTCGATTGAACACCCTCGATTAGAGCATAAAGCCTGGGATGGTCTAGTTCTGTCTATTGATGATCCATGGCTGGATACTCATTCACCGCAAAATGGGTGGTTATGCCAATGCAGGCTGCGCTCACTGACTACAACTGAGGCTGAGCAAAAGTGGCAGTTGCGCGGTAAATCCGGCCCCGACCAAGCGCCCCCGATCGAGTGGCAAGATAAGGTAGTCGGTAAAAACGGCAGTAACCCACGCACGGTGCGAGTGCCGAAGGGCATTGATCCGGGCTTTGCGTACAATCCCGGCAAGGCGTATTTAGAGCCGCATACGGTACCGCCGTTGACCGGTTACGATGCCGTGTTAAAGCAACGTGATAAGCCGTGGCCCACTGGTTTTAAGGTTCCGGAGTTGCCGACACCGACTAAAGTATCGCCCAATATTTTATTGCCTGCCGATATCGCCCCTGAAGCTGCCGTCGATGAGTTTTTAAGTATATTTGGTGCGACTATTGATGAGGGCGTGGCGTTTGAAGATGCGGCAGGCAGCACATTAGCGATTACAAAAGCATTATTTCATGATGGTTCCGGGCAGTTTAAGTGGTTGGCAAAAGCCGAAAAAGAAAACCGGATGCAATATGCTAATTTGCTGGCAATGGCGCTAATAGAGCCGGATGAAATTTGGTGGCAGTGGGAGGAAGATCGCGCCTGGTCTGATAAAAACCCTGATCAACCAAAGCGGTGGCGATTAAAACGACGTTATTTACGTGCTTTTGAGGTTAATGGTACTGGTGAGTTTGCTATTTCTGTTTTTGAGTGGGGACGATTGGGATGGTTTGGGTCGACTGCATTTATGGCGGAGCCGAGTAGCGCTAAGCAGCGCCTTAAATACTTTGATAAGCAACGGCTAGGTCGATTGCTATTTAAGAAAAAATGATAGGTTTATCTGTAAAGCCTATCTATGGTTTTGGTTGGGTCTGCCGTACAGTCGGCCTGTCTCCTATCGCCACACTCTTATTATATAGGCGACATTGAATTATGCAATTTGAAATCGAATTTAATACTGACCATTTAAATCGCATCATGGATGCTGTTCGCCGAGAAATAGCAACGCCACAAGAGATGCTGGGCAGCATCGGTGAGTCTTTATTTAATGCTAATCAAAAGCGCCATGATGCAGGGAAAGATCCTGGTGGTAATTCGTGGCAGGAATTGTCGCCGGCAACATTAGCACAAGGAAAGCGCAAAGGCGGCCCACTTAAAAAAACAGGTCGCATGCTGGCAAGTTTCCATTATTCAGTTAATGGCGACGATTTGGTATTAGGATTTGATGAGTCACGAGTTCAAGGCAAGTTGCCGGGGATTCATCATTTTGGTACTGAGCGTAAAGGTCGACATCCTGGTATCCCAAAACGGGACTTAATCGGCTTCCCTGATTCTGATAAAAAGATTGTCACCGATGTGACTATTGATCATTTAACGCGTGTTTTAAATCGCGTTCGTTGACGCAATAAATATAATTTAAATGGTATTAATACCCTAATTGCTGAGCTAATTAATCGTATTTTTTTAGGTTAATTACATTTAAATTATCCTATTTTGTCCGGAATTCAAGATTGTTTGTTTTTCCTTCACATGTCAGTATTCACGCCGTTTCCGGGCGATTTTTTTGTTTTGATTCTATCCGGTTTCCATTACCCCCCTACT